CCGCTCGCGGACGGGTTGGCATCTGATGGAGTTCGCGCTCGGCAACTACTTGACCCTCACCTCTCCGGCGGGGGCGACCTACAACTGGCAGAACTTCTTCATCAACGAGACCGTCAACGGCTACTCGTTTGTGCCGTTCGGCTTCAGCGGCATCACGATCAACCGCCAGGGCGACAACGTGGACGCCACGCTGGTGTTCCCCAACAACGAGCTGTCGCGCCGCTGGTCGATCGAGGCCCTGCGCGAAGGCTGGCTGGCAGACGTCAAGGTGATGCTGCTCAACCCCGCCGACCGCTCTCAGCAGGAGCAGCTGCACAGCTACACCGGCCAGGTCGCGGGCGGCGGCTGGAGCGAGACCACGCTGACCCTCAAGCTGAACACCGTTCTCGATGCGGTCGGCGCTGAAGTGCCCAAGCGCCGCCTACGCCAGCGGCTGGTGGGGCAGCTGCCGATGACCAGCAATGTCCGCCTGCGTTGATTGCATCGACCTGATTGGGCAGCGCTTCAGTTGGGGCGAACTCGACTGCATCCATCTGGTGTATCGGGTGCTGGAGCGAATGGAGATCCCAACGCCTCCATTCGACCCGCGCTGGTACGAACGAAACCCGCACCGCATTGGCCGTGCGCTGCTGCGCTGGGGAAAGCGCATCCAAGACCCCACCTACGATGGTGATGTGCTCCTGCTCAACGGCGAGCAGCTCTCATTCGCGGTGGTATGGCAGGGCGGGATCCTCTACATGAACCAGCGAACAGAGGCGGTGGATTGGTGCCCTATGCGTCCGGGGATGATCGCCCACGCCCTCCGCTACTGCCCTTCGAGCGCGAACTGATCCTCACTCTCGGCATCACCGAGGATGAGTACCGGCGGTTTGCAGCAGAAGCGGCCTGGCGCGGTCGCACAAGGCCAGCGGCCTACGCCCACATCCCCGATGTGCGGTGCGATCCGATCAACATCATCGTCAACCTCGTCATCGGCATTGCGCTGTCGGCGGTGTCAGCGTTGTTGGCGCCCAAACCTGCCTCGCCGAGTAAGCAGCAGCAGAAGCAGCGGCAGCTCTCCAGCCGCACCGGCTCGGACCGCTTTGGCACCACCAGCGGCTTCGACTCGATCAACGAGTTGGCCGACTACGCCGCGCCGATCCCGATCGTGTTCGCCAACCGCGAAGCCGACATCGGCGGCGTCATGGTCAGCCCGCAGCTGGTCTGGTCGCGGTGCTTCAGCTACGGCACCGAGCAGGGCGTGAAGATGCTGCTGGTGATCGGCGAGTGCGGCGACGACGACGGCATCGACCGCCCCGACCTCGAGGGCATCTTCCTCGGCACCATGCCGCTGGACGCGGTGTGGCGGCAGAACTTCGCCTTCTACTGGAACCGCAACACCCGCATCAACGGCCGCATCCTGGCTAAGAACTTCGCCTACGGCAGCCGCGCCAGCGCCAGCAGCGGCGACCTCCAGGGCAACGACGACATCTTCCTTTGCCCCAGTCGCAACGCCCTGCTGGACACCGCCTTCAGCGGCGCCTTCTCCCCCAGCAGCAATGCCACCTTCGGCTGCTACGCCCCGCTCGCCAACGGCACCGGCTTCCGCCTGAACTACCGCCTGGTGCCCATGCCCGATGTCGAGGGCGCCAAGCACGAAACCACGATCAACTCCAGGCTGGAGCGGGTCAAGATCGCCGGCAACTGGGGCGACAGCAGCAAAGACCACATGCGCAGCCTTGGCCAGAAGGGCGTCGGGCGCGAATACGGGCGGATGATGGGCATCACCGCCGTCAACGGCCAGACCTTCCCCGGTGCGCCGGACGACCACAAACGCACTCCCCAGGTCTCTGTTGGCAGTCGCTGCACCTTCACCATCAACGGCTTCGTTCTCGACAAGCACCGTTACGAGGTGGAGTACGACGACGAGAAGTACAAGGCGAATGTTGACGACATCAACAACGCCACCATCACGATGCGGGAGCAGGCTGACGACCAGCTGCAGCTCGGCACCACCGTGATGATCGGCCGCACGGTCTGGAAAGTTGTCCACCGCTCCGTGCCGGTCTGGGGCCAAGGCGTGATCGGTTCGTTCAAGGAGCGCGGCACCCAACAGATCGAACTGGAATGCACGGAGGTGTTCGCCGATAGCGGCCCCGGTCTGCAGATCGGCTGGGTCAGCCAGCACGCCGTCGAGCGCCGCATCCGCACCGACGACCAGGGCCAGGGCCTCTACAAATACGACGACGGTGTGTTCAAGGGCCTCACGATCGGCCCCGGCTTCTACCCGCTGATGCTGGTGGACTTCGCGGTGGTGCGTAACACCCGCCCCTGCGATACCACCGAATTCGGCCTGAAGTCACAGGTGTGGAACCGCGCCAACGGCCTCTGCAACTTCGCCTCGCTGCCCACTCCAAGGGAGATGCGCAACGCCGACAACCGGGGCGACAGCTGGCAGAGCGGGTCGATGACGACCTACTTCAAGCGCACCAGCGTCTTCACGATCTGGCTGCGCCCAACCGGCATCAACCCCGCCACCGGCAAAGACTTCGACTGGCGCCCTCTTGGCGAGCAGTTCGCCATCCAAGGCAGCGCCCCCGTCGATCAGTACAACTTCCTGCGCATCACTCACCCGGACCGCCGGCAATACGAGTACCGCTTCATCCCCAAGAACGGCGCCGACCTGACGCAGCACTCACCAGACAGCGAAATCTTCTGGCTGCTGGACGCAAGGATCAACGCCATCGACATGACTGGCGCCCGCCTCTATGGCGAGTACAACACCGCCTACGGCCTGTTCAAGCTCAACGCCGTGGGCCGTTACGCCAGCAAAGGCGAACTTGAGTTCGCGCCTGAGCTGACTACCGGCGACCAGACCGACAACCAGCCCTCGTACGTCACCGCCCCGTCATACATCCAGCGCGCTGAGATGTACCCCGACATCGAGGGTGCCAGCGCCAAGGCCACAGCCGTTGCGTTTGTGGCCTTGCTGCCTGACGGTTACACGCAAGGCCGTGAGGCCGCGTTGTGCTGGGAGCTGTTCGGCCAAGCCAGCTCCATGGGCCTGACGGCAACCAAAACGATCAAGTTCCCCTTTCCTGAGGACCGCTGGCTGGAGCTGCAGTTCAGCGGCGTGGTTGACAAGAACTTCCCAGCTGATCATCCCTATTTCCCTGGCTGGCGCGCCTGGACCCTCTCTACCCAGATCAAGGTGACGGGCAGCAGCGGAAAGATGAATAACAACGACCTCTTCGGATGCGTTGTTCCTATTTCCCCCTCCAATCCGCGCAACCCTTACGGCCTTCCGCACACCGGCGTCCGCGTCGTTGTTGCGGAAACCTCAGCGCTGGGTTCACCGGGCGGCCGCGAATCCTCGTTCGAATACGAGCTGCTGGGTCACGCCGAGACGCTGCCCCTCGGCACAACCGCATCCAAGACGTTCACGCTGAAAAGCGGCAGCAAGAGCGTCGATGTCCGCATGACGGGCACCGTCGTCAAGGGCCCCAAGGATTGGGCCGACTACTGGAAACAGACCAAAGCGTGGGAGGGCGTGACCTACGCGCCCATCGCCGGCACCACCACCGGCAACTGGACCGCCGGCACCGAAGCGCTGTTCACCGTTCCGATCACATCGGGCAATCCCTTTTACAAGGCCACTGCAACCGTTGGCGTCTACTTCCGCGTCAATCAGGTGGCTCAGGAGGTGGAGGTGATCGGCATGAACTCCGATCGCATCTTCGAGGAGAACGGCCAGATCACTGACCTCAGCAACTATGTAGAGCGCACCACCAGCAACGAGAACGGCCCCGAGCACACCATCGTCTACGTCAATGAGACCGTAGCCAACGACGCTGGTGCGCCCCAGTACGACAACCTGACCACTTGCGGTCTGGCCCTGCGCGCTGGGCGCAACTTCCAGACCATGGATCAGGTGCGGGTGTGGTTGAAGTCAGGCACATGGGTGCCCCGCCTTCACCCCGACGACGGCGGCACCGCCGGCCCGAGCAACCTGTTCCCCGATCTGGTGTACTTCCTGCTGACCGACCAGCAGGCTGGCCTGGGCAGCACCTTCTCCAAGGATCTGATCGACACGGCCTCGTTCGCCAAGGCGTGCCGCTTTCTGCGGGCCAACAAGCTGTTCTTCAACGGCGCCCTGGCCAATCCGCAGAACGTGCGGGACTACCTGGCGCAGACCGCGCCGTACTTCTTGCTGAACTTCGTGATCGCCAACGGGCGCTTCGCCCTGGAGCCCGCCATCCCTGTCGATGCGGCCGGCAACATCAGCCTGGGGCCGGTGCCGATCTCAGCGATGTTCACCGCCGGCAACATCATCGAAGACACTTTCCGCATCGACTACCTGGAAGCCGACCAGCGCCGCGACTTCCTGGCCCTACTGACCTGGCGCCTTGAGCACGTCAACGACTTCGCGGAAGAGCGCACGGTCTCGGTGTTCTGGAACGAGGCCGGCGGCGGGGGATACCCCGTCGAGACCTTCAACATGGCCGACTTCTGCTGCAGCGAAGAGCACGCCGTTCTGTTCGGCCGCTTCTCCTTGTCGGTGCGGCGCCGGGTCACGCACACCGTCAGCTTCAAGACGACCCCCTACGGTCTGAACCTGGCGCCCGGCAACTACATCCGTGTTGCCACCGAGGCCAGCCCGTACCACGCCGCCAACAACGGCGTCATCGCCGCCGATGGCACCGTCACCAGCAGCGGCACCATCACAGACGGCTCCTACCCGATCTTCTACTACGACCGCGCCAGCAGCGACACAAAGGAAGGCGAGATGACAGTGGCGGAGGGCAGGGTCATCGAACCCGCTCTGCACGACACCCTCTTCACCGTGAAGTACGCCGCCGCTTCTCAAGGGGTGTATCAGGTAGAGCAGCTGACGCTCGACGAGGATGGCCTGGTCGAGATCGTGGCGGCCGAGCATCCCGTCGATGAGGGCCTCGTTAGCCTGATTGCCAGGGACATCACAAACGGTGCCAACTTCAGCAAGGACTACTGATGGCCTTCCCTGATCTGGTGCCTACCGCCCGCTCCTTCGACCCCGGCAACTGGCCAGTCCGTGAGTACCGCGCCCAGGACGGCGCCGAGGTGCGTCTGCTCTACGGCTCCAAGCGCACCGGCATGATGCTCTCGTTGAGCTACGACAACATCAGCGACGCCAACGCCGAGCTGTTCCTGCATCACTTCAACGAGACCTGGGGCACCTACAACACCTTCGTGTTTGACGGCGACCCTGGCGCCAAGGCGGGCTGGGGCGGCAGTCCACAAGCCATCGGCGCCGAGTTCTGGGGCAACCGTTGGCGCTACGCCGAGCCGCCGAAGGTGGTGAGCGTCCGGCCAGGGCGCAGCAGCGTCACCGTCAACCTGATCGGAGTCTTCTGATGTTCTACAGCGGCAGCAACGGCGAACTCCACATCGACGGCAAGAAAGCCGCCCGCGTCGCCAACTGGAGCGTGAGCAGCAGCCTGGCCCTGCTGGACACCACCAGCCTGAAGGACACCGACCGCACCACCGCCCCCGGCGTCCGCTCCACCACCGGCAACTGCACGCTCTATTACGACGCCAGCACCCTGCTTGCCAAGCTGATCAAGGCCAAGGTGGCCGGTGAGAGCGAAGGCGTCGGCCACGAAGCCGAAGCAGTCACGCTGAAGCTCCGCCTCGATGACGGCACCGCCTCGGGCCGCCACATCAGCGGCACGGCATGGCTCACCAGCGTGCAGATGAGCATGGCGGTGGGCGAGGTGTTCAGCGCCAGCTGCGCGTTCGAGTTCAGCGGCGCCCCAACTGAGGTGACGCTCTGATGGGCATCTACCTCGGCGACAGCGGCCATGTGGAGCTGCAGCGCGCCAGCCTTGATGGCCCCCTGCACGGCACCCTCGACGGCGCCGACGTCAATGAAGCGCGAAAGCGCTTCAGCTTCGACCTCGACCACAGCGCCCTGATCACCGGCGACAAGATCGAGATCCGCACCCAAGACGGCAGTGACCTGCAGCTGGTCGCGGGTCACGCCTACCCGGACTGGACCGGCTACATCAACATCGACGACGCCGGTGGCATCAGCCTGTACGCCACCTTCGGTGACGCACTGACAGGTAACCGCAGCCACGCGTTGCCCCTACAAGCCCCGACCACGCCACAGCCCATCAGCGTCCACACCGCCTACTCGCGCTACCGCTGCCTGGCCAACATCAGCAGCTATGAGTTGACCACAAACCGCGAAACGGTGGACATCACCAGCCTCGGCGAGGAATTCCGCAACCAGTACACGAAGGGACTGATCAGCGGCCAAGGCACCCTCAACTGTCTGTGGAACTACAAGGCGTCTCTTTGCGATGGCACTTCCGAGCGGATGGAGTTTCCTCATTACCTGGCGCAGCTCTGCATCCTGACCCAGCAGGGTGCTGACTTCCAGGGCCGCTTCTACCTCGACACCAGCACCAGCAACTCTTACCTCTGGTACGAGGCGGCCTGCGTCATCACCAACGTGGCCACCACCTTCGACCCCGGCCAGGTGATCCGCTCCACGGTGCAGTTCGTGACCACCGGCCCCGTCCGCCTGCACATGGGAATGCCGCCTGCCTACCTGCTACAAGAGAGCGGCGATCTGATCCTGCAGGAAGACGGCAGCCCGCTGCTGCTGGAGGATCCATAGCCCAGCTCTAGGCTGGGGTTGTGGTGTAGCGCCTGGCTTCGATGGCTGATCTGGAGATCTCCAAACTGCCCCCGATTGCTGGGGCACTCCTGCAAGCCACCGATCCGCTTCCACTTGCTGACCTATCTGCGAGTGAAACGAAGCGCATCACCGTCAAAGACCTCATCCAGAGCGGTGTTGCGCTGATCGACCCTGGCAGTATTCCGCCAGACAAGCTCAACTACGCGCTTCAGCCTGACAGCGTTGGCACGATCCACCTGCAGGCCAAGGCCGTCACGGCTGCCAAGCTGGGCGACAACAGCAGCGTGGTCACAGGCACCGCCCTGCCCACCGCCGGCAGCTACATCGGTCAGCTCGGCCTGGCCACCACTGGCAACAAGCTCTCGATCTGGAGCGGCTCAGCCTGGGAGGCGTTCAAGGCGGCTGGCTCCGTCAATGTTGTGCAGGGGGCCGCATTCGGCCCGCTGACAACTGCTGTCAGTCAGGTCGGCGATACTGCGACCGTGACGGCCAAGGTCACCGATGCCACAGCAGCGGCCCAGTTCCTCGCCGGTCACGCTGCGCGGCATCACCTCCGATGACCTGCCCCGCGCCAGCGGTTCAGCGATCGGCGGTGTCTCAGTTCCCGCAGGCAGCGGCCTGAAGATTGACGGTGGGGCCACGGGCCTCGGCGCTGCCATCCGAATCGATAACGCCACCACGGCGAGCGCCACCGCCCACCTCGTCACCTACAACAACCACGGCCTAGTCACCGGCGGCCGTCCGCTTGCGGCGTCCGACCTGCCCGTTGCCACGGCGGGAGCCATCGGGGCCATCACCCCCGGCACTGAGTTCACCGTTCAGCCCTCAGGCGTCCTGCAGCACACCAACCAGCTCACTGCTGGAACCGGTACCAAGCTCACCTATGACGCACAGGGCCATGTCACCGGCAGCGCTGCGCTGAGCGCGAGCGACATTCCCAGCCTGGACGCCGCCAAGATCACCAGCGGCACGCTGCCCACCGACAGGCTGGCTGATCACAGCGTCACCGCTCAAAAGCTGGCGGACTACGCGCTGGCCTACATCCAGGAAGCCGTACCACCCGCTGGTGTCGGCACCCATCCCATCGGGATGACCTGGCTGCAGGAAAGCACCGGCCAGGTCTCGGTTTGGAATGGCAACAGCTGGATGAAGACAGGGGCCAGCACCCTGTTCAACCGCAACCTGCGTTACTGCGGCACTTACAACCCGGCCACGGGACTGGTCACAGGAGTAACGCAGTTCGGAACGGCCGACGGCTTCAAGGTCGGTGATGCCATTCCTGCCGCCGATGACAAGCACGCCGGGTGCTACTTCGTCGCTTCTATGGCCGGCACCAGCCCATCCATTGCGGGAGGTGCGGTCTTTGACGCCGGTGACTGGTTGCTGTGTCAGGGCACAACAGGCGGCTGGGTGCGTATCGACACGCTGAGTGGTGGGGGCAGTGGCGGTGGCGCCAGCAACCTCGACGACCTGCTGGATGTGACGCTCACCGCTCCCAAGCCCGGCGATGTTCTGCACTACACGGCAGCCGGCCAATGGGTGAATGTGGCCTTCACTGACGCGGGTACCTACTGAGCGCAGGTGACTAGGCTGGGTTCACGCCTAGATAGGCGCGACCCTGGCTAGATAGCCGTGAGTTACACCAAGCATTTACGAAGCTCGGTGGCTGGAAAGCTACCGACGCCGGTGCAGCTGGCTGAGGGACAGATTGCTGTCAACTTCAGCGCTGCCGATCCTTTTCTGACGATCAAGGATTCAGCCGGCGCCATCCGCAAGATCGCCGGCTTTTCACTAGGGACCACGGCCCCCCTTGCCGCAACAACCGGCACCGCCTGGCTCGACACGACACGAGCGGCTGCCCCGACGCTCAAGGTGTTTGACGGCACCAGCTGGCTGCCCGCAGGTGGCAGCGGCGTGGCTGCCGGAACGACCGCCCCATCAGCTCCCCTTAAGGCAGACCTGTGGGTCGATACCACTGGAGCCGACCCCGCCCTCAAGGTCTACAACGGCCTGGCCTGGGTCGCTGTTGACACGCACGCGCCTGTAGCCACTACCAGTGTTCCAGGCATTGCTCAGCTGGCAACCACGGCTGATGTCACGGCGGGCACCAGCGATCGAGTCGTCACAGCAGACCTGCTGAAAGCCACGAACGACTCCATCACGGCAGCCGCCGGTGGTGGTGTCTCCAATGTGCTTGGCACCTCTCCGGTGGTGGTCACCCCAACAGGCACCACCCGCACGATCAGCATCACACCTGCGTCCTCAACCGACGCCGGGGTGATACGCCTGGCCACCACCGCAGAGATCACGGCGGGTACCGCCACGGATCTAGCGGTCAACCCCGCCCAACTCAAGGCGGTCAAGGACAGCGTGACCACGCTTGTGGGCGCTGCCATTACGGGAGTGACGGGCCACGCGCCCATCACAGCCACCGCAACTGGCAGTGACGTCGACCTGACCTTCGATCCCATTCCTCTCACCCCGCTTCCCTGACCATGGCTCTTCAAGCTGGCGATCTCTTCGTCGTTAACCGAGCTGGCACCAGCTACAAGCTCGACTACACCGCCCTTCAGACAGCGCTGCTCTACACGCTGCCTGCTGCCACCGGCACCACGCTCGGGGGCATCAAGGTCGGCGCTCACCTATCCATTGACGCCAACGGCGTTCTAAGCGCCAACCTGCCTGGCGCCCTGATCTACAAGGGCACCGTGGCTGCTAACGCCGCCCCACCTACGGGCCCCGCATCCGGCGATGTGTGGATCCTGAGCAGCGCTGGAACGCTGACCGGAGCCGGCTGGGGAACGCTGGCAGGTAAGTCGGTCACCACCGGCGACATGCTGATCTACGCCGGCAGTTCCTGGGATCACATCGGTCACTCCGGCGGTGCCGGTGGCGGCGGGGGCATGACTGGTGTGGATGTCACCGCCCCCATCACCAAGGGAGGCACCGCTGCCCAACCATTGATCGGGGTTGCTGACGCCACCGCCGCAGTCAAAGGCGTGGTCAAACTCTGGGACGGCGGTACAGGCACTGCAACCAGCACCACGCTGGCTGTGACCGCCGCTCAGCTCGATGCGGCCAAGGCGGTCTATGCCAGCGCCGGTGAAACGAAGACCGGCAGCGCCACCAACAAGTCAGTCACTCCTGCCGCAGGTAAGGCCACCTACATGCCGCTGGATCTCTCCACCCTCGCCGCTCTGCCCTGAACATGGCCAAAGTCCAAAACACCGACGTCCTTGCCGTCGGGCGGGGCTCTGCGACCTACAAGGCCACCTTCCAGGAGGTGACCTCCAGCCTTCCCGCTCCCCCGACGGCAACCACCACCGCCAAGGGAATGGTGCAGTTGGCGGATGCCACGGCCATCACCGCCGGCACCGCAGGCCATGTGGTGGACGCCGCCCAACTGAAGGCCGTCAAGGACGCTATCCCAACGGCCTCAACAGGTGGCCTTACCGGCGTGACGGGCACCGCGCCAATCACAACCAGCGGTACTGGAGCGACGCGTGCCATCGGCATCACCGCCGCAACGGCATCCGCTCCAGGTGCCATGAGTGCAGCTGACAAGAGCAAACTCGACGGCATTGCCGCTGGCGCCGAGGTCAATGTCCAGTCGGACTGGGCCGTCACCGACAACACCAGCGACGCCTTCATCAAGAACAAGCCCACCATCCCGGCGGCCTACGCGCTGCCGGTTGCAAGCGCCACGGTGCTGGGCGGTATCAAAAGGGGGACGGGCTACACGATCGCCAGCGACGGCAAGCTCGACATCACCTTCCCCGCCTCGCTTCACTTCAAAGGCACCATTGACCCGACTGGGGCAGCCCCAGCGACCCCAGCTGTCGGTGATGTCTACATCGCCAACAAAGCCGGAACAGCAGCTGCGAGCTGGGTTGGCCTTACACCTAAGGCCGTTGCCTTGCACGAGCTTCTGGTCTGGGACGGAACCGAATGGGCTGGAGCAGGGGTCAACGCCAGCACAGGTGTCACCAGCGTCACTGCTGCCGCCGGGACTGGCGTCACTGTCGGTGGTGCCCCCTCCGCCCCTGTCATCAGCGGGGTTAACGCCACTGAAGCGGCGCACGGCGTCGTACAGCTGGCATC